CCACCAACTCCCAGTACGGTGAGGGTGAAGAGGAATCCGCCCAGGTTGAACGTGGGGGCGAAGCTCCGGATCATATCGGCCTGCAGGGTCCACAATTGACCCCAAACCCGGGTGCCATGCGCAATGAGCTGCGTCTCGAGCGAAATGGTCTCGGACATAGCCAGCATGGCGGTTATGAGGGCTGCCTCAGCTTTCAGCCCCTCAGGCATATGCGTTCCACGTTTGCCGTACAGATCCAGAGCGCGATTGTGAAGCTCTTTGTACGTAGTCGCATCCCTATTGCGCACGCCAGCGTAGGCAGACAAGGAACCGAGAATATGTCGAGAGAGGGGGACATATGACTCAGTCGTGCCAAACACAAAGGCGACACCACGAAAGAGGAGGACTCGGTCGAGTTTGATCTTCTGGAACTCAATCGGGACAAGTCCTTTCTCTGTGGGGTACGCCATGGGCGGTAGGGACATCATGGGAAAATTGCGATCGGGAGCACTTAGAGCGAGTTTGTAAGTGGCGATTGCATTTTCCATGTCGTGTCGGGCTGCAACTTGAATCTCGTAGATGTGGTGATCACCAAAGAAATCCCGGCGCTTGGCAACGATCATGACGTCGTTGCGGCCAGGGATGTACAGGTAGCCGCGCTCCACCCAATCAATGTGCCCGTGCTGATACGGCAACTCATTGACCACCTCAAAAACAACGTCGGTGTTATTAGGTCGGTACCAGAATGCCTCACCGCCAATGAGGGCGCCGCTGATGTCAGGAAAAGAGTGGACAACAGCGAACAGCTTCTTAGAGGTGGTGCGGGTGATGATGGTGTGAATTTGGTGTGCATCGAGATAATAAAGGGAGTGGATAGCGATGGCGCTATGGAAAGGGCCATGCTCACACGCTTCTCCCATCTCTTCACACCAATTGATTGGGGCTCCGGCTTCGGTGCGGGGGTACGAGAATGCTCGTCCTGCATCACGAGGCGACAAAACCGGGCACGCGGACCAAACGTTGTCACGGTGGTTTCGGTGATGTCGAGCAGGGCTGCCGCCAACATCCAAGATGCGGGCGTCACGAGGGATCTGGTTGCAAACCCAGCGCTCAGCGATCGCACGACCCAAAGCGATGAAACCATGGGTGTGGGGTGAGCGACTCACGAGAACTGGCTCGATACGATAATGGCGGCGAATGAGGGCAGCCATCGCGTCGTCGAACTCAAAGGGAACGTCGTAAGGGGGCAGGCGACGTCGGTTATCCTGAGCCGGTCGAGGGGTAGGCTCAGAAGCAACGGTTCGCGTGTCGTCTCCAGTCTGATTTCCTCTCTCAGAACCGGGGGTGGCTTCTCGCGGCGCGGATCGCGCGGCGGGGCGCCCGCCGTCTCGGCGGGCGTTGTCTCGCTGACGTGTGTCATCGCGGCGGCGCCGGACCTCTGCAAGGGGAGGAAGTCTGGCGCCACTCTGAGCACGCTCTAGAGCGGCATCAGAGACTTCGGTTGGTGACATTTCATTCTCCCAGTCATATGCCCTGGGGAGGGCACGTTGGGCAATTTCGTCATCCGTCCGAAAGCCCCCAGGAGCAAAGTATGCATCCTGGGAATCAGCGTCCCACTGATCAAAGTCAGGGGGGAATCTGTGGTTGCCTGGAAGGGATCGTGCAACCACGGGTTGGGAACCAGTGGTTCCCTGTGCGCTACCTCCACGTGCGCGCCGTCCGGCGGGGCGGGAGGTAGGGTTTGCTCGTGCGACCTGCGGGGCCCTGTCAGCTGAACTAGCTGCCGGCGGGTTAGCCCGGGGTGCACGAGTGCCGTTTCTGCGTCTGCCGGCCGGGACACCGCCCGGACCATCAACAAAAACAGCCGTCGGCAGCGTAGCATTCGCTGCCGAGGGGGGAGCCGTACCGCGACCACGAAAGAAGGCAGCACGCGCAGTGCGGTCTCTTCGTGGTGGTTGCTGCGGCGCAACTACAGCCAATGGAACATTGCCCCCTCCCGCATTCCCAGTTCCGGGGGTAGCGAGGTGTGCGTAGACATCCTCAACCGCCACGCGAGCGTGGGGGTTGTACATGCTTTCGGGAGGGACCGAAGTGGTCCGAGGGGCAAGAGGGTCCATGGGTGGTGCTCGGCTCAATCTCTAACTCGTTAGGAGGCTTATTTCGATAAGACTTTGGTTTGGAAACA